TATCTCCGCGTCTCGGCGTCGCCGCAGACCACGATGGTGATTGGTGCGGTCGCGACCCTCAGCCGCGGCGAGAAGATGCCGTCCAGCGCGTCCGAGGCCGGTTCGCTGAACGCGATCTACGTCTAAGCCGGAAGCGTGCGGCTAGGGTAGCCCCCGAAAGGCCCGATCCCTGCGGGCCTGCCGCACGCCCCAATCGCAGGGGTGAGAAGGGACTCACATTTTGACTGACATCAAGCTCGATCTCGGCGCCGAGGGCATTTCGCCTCCAGGCTTCGTTCCGATGGGACATGACCACGGCACCGAGATCTATCCTCTTGCGGTCGACGACGAGAGCGTCGACGTGATCCCCGCCAGCCATGTGCTGGAACATTTCCCGTTCGGCATCGTGCCGGACATCGTCAAGCACTGGGCATCGAAGCTGAAGCCCGGTGGCGTGCTCAAGATCGCCGTTCCGAACTTCGAGTTTATCGCGCGGGCTTACCTCGATGGCAAAGAAGTGCCGATCGAAGGCTATGCGATGGGCGGCCAGACGGACACCGACGACTTCCACAAGGCGCTGTTCGATGCGCAGACGCTGACGGACCTCTTCCGCGAGGCCGGACTGACTGACATCGGCTTCTGGGACAGCGACGCCGACGACTGCTCGCGACTGCCTGTGTCGCTCAACATGCGGGCTGTGAAACCCGTGCCGCTCGCGCCTGGCGCATTCAAGGTGGCGGCAGTCATGTCGATGCCGCGGCTCGGGTTCACCGACAATTTCACCAGCTGCCACACGGCGCTCGCCAAGCTCGGAATCGAGGTCAACACTTTCACCGGGGCGTTCTGGGGGCAGTGCCTCGAGCGTGGCATCGAGCATCTGGTCAATCAGGGCTTCGATGCGGTCCTCACCATCGACTACGACACGGTCTTCTCGGCACAGAACGTCATGTCGCTGATGCGGCTGATGCTGCTGCATCCTGAAGCAGACGCGATTGCGCCCCTGCAATCGGCGCGCGGGTGGAGTTCGCCACTGCTGACGATGGCGCTGCCTGAAGGCGCGGAGCCCGGCAAGATTCCGCGCGAGCATTTCGAGACTGATCTCGCGCGGCTCAAGACGGGGCACTTCGGGCTGACGCTACTGCGCACCAAGGCGCTCGCCGATCTGCCGCGCCCGTGGTTCTGGGCAACGCCGGCACCGGACGGCACATGGAACGATGGCCGGGTCGACGACGACATCTATTTCTGGCGTCAGTGGGAAAAGGCCGGAAAGACGCTCTACAACGCAAACCGGGTCGTGGTCGGTCATCTCGAACTGATGATCAAATGGCCGGGGCGCGATCTTAACACGTTCCACCAGCGGGTGGCAGATTACTGGCGGGATGGCCCGCCGCGCGGGGTGTGGAAATGAGGGTCGAGGTTCTACAGGCACGCGCGCCGCTCGGTCACAAGCGGGTTGGCGACATCATCGAAAACATGCCGGCCGGGCAGGCGGGCGATCTCGAACGGCGCGGTATTGTTCGCGCCGTGGCTGCAATCGACGCGCCGGTCAATCGGGCTGTCGTGCCGGCGCAGATGGCAAGGAAGGGACGACGCTGATGTTCGCTCCTATCCGCACCGAGGCACCGGCCGAACTGCCGGTGAGCCTGGCTGAGGCCAAGGCGCAGTTGCAGATCGATGCGACCGTCTCCGACTGGGACGATCTGCTGACCGGCATGCTCAATGCGGCGGTGGCCTATGTCGATGGATGGAGCGGCGTGCTTGGGCGCTGCCTCGTCACGCAGACGTGGGAAGCGCGCTTCGAGTGTTTCGAGGCTGAGTTTGATCTGCCGTTTCCCGATGTGTCGGCAGTCGTGGTCAAATACTACGACACCAGCGATACGCTTCAGACCTACTCGTCGAGCAATTACCAGCTGGTGCAGGAGTCCTGCGGCAGCGAGGTCAGCGTCTACCTGACCTCCACATGGCCGGCCACGTCTCTCAATCGCGAGGATGTGGTGGTCATCACCATGACGGTTGGTTATGGCGCGGCAACGGCTGTTCCCGCAGCGATCAAGCAGGCGATTCTGATGATCGTCGGGCACTGGTTCGCCAATCGCGAGACGGTCAACGTCGGCAACATCACGACCGAGCTTCCATTCAGCGCAGCGGCCATGTTGGCGCCCTTTCGCCGCGTGGGGATCTGATGCAATTCGCGGCCGGCAAACTCGACCAGCGGGTGACGCTGCAGCGCGCCACAACGACGACGGACACTTGGGGCGCTGAAAGCCCGACGTGGTCAGATCTTGCGACCGTATGGGCCAGCCAGCGGCGTGCATCGGCGCGGGAAACGCTGGCGGCGGCAGAACTGAGCGCGAGCGTGTCGGACGTGTTCGAGGTTCGGCGGTCGAGCGAGATTTCCGATCTGGGACCGCTCGACAGGGTGGTGTGGAGCGGGCGGGTCTACGATGTCGCAGAGGTGACACCACTCGGTCGGTTTGGGCTGCGAATTGCAGCGGTGGCGCGCGGCGAAGTCGCGGAGAGCACCTTTACGCCGAGCCTCGATTTCGAGTTTGCCGTCAACAGCATGTACGTCCCGCTGATCTAGGGCGCTTGGAGAAACAGCATGACGATTAGCGTCAAGGATGCCAGCGGGGTTCCGACCTCGATCAACACCATCAACGACCTGATGGCGCTCGTCGGCGAGGTGCAGGCCAGCCCGACTTCGAACACGGTTCTGGACCGGCTGAAGACGATTGCCGCCGGGCTGACGACGCTTCAGGGATATGTCGACGGGCTCGAGGGCTACACCGACGGCCTCGAAACGCTGGTCACGGCGACGAATACGGCGCTGACCTCGCTGCTTGCGATCAATGTCGCGCAGCTTGGCGCGCGGACGGTGGCGCAGAGCCCGGCAGTAAACCTTGCGACCGACGATCCCATCGCCAAAAAGATCGGCACGCGCGCCTATACCTGGGGCAGCGCGATTGCGCGCACGGTGACCTCGACCTCGGCGCAGACGGTGGCGGTCGGCACCGCGGGCGAATATGAAATCTCGGTCGACACTGACTGTTATGTGCTGATCGGCAGCAACCCGACGGCGGCGGCGACCACGTCGCGCTTCATGGCGGCGGGCTCGGCGTGGACGCTGCAGCTGGCCTCGACCGACAAGGTTGCCGTGATCCGCAAGAGCGCGGACGGCAATCTGCTCGTGCTGCCGGTGGCCTGATGTTTCTGGCGCCTGGTTCCGTTGGCAGGATTGGCGATCCGCACGCCCCGGGGCAGGGCTTCGCTTTTGCCAATGCGGAAGCGGCGGCGCTCGTCGCGAGGTTTACGACTGCCCCGACTACCTCGCGAAAGCGTGCGATAGACACGCTGATCGGAGCGCTCAAGGCCGCCGGTGTGTGGTCGAAGCTCGACGCGCTCTATCTGCTGGCGGCGGCGGACTCGCAGGCTGCACGGCAAAACTGGGTGCAGGACCTCTACAACCTGACGGCAGTGTCCGCGCCGACGTTCACAGCCGACCGTGGCTATGCGGGCGACGGTGCGAGCGCGTACTTGAATACCGGTTTCAACCCGACAACTGCATCTTCACCTCAGTTTACGCTGAACAGCGGGCATATAAGTGCCTACGACCGCACGAGCCGCGCGGCGGACGGCACCAATATCATGGGCGCCCGCGAATCTACCTCGAAGTACATCGACATATTGGCGAGGTTCACAGGCAACGTCTCGATCAACCGCGTCAGTTGCGGTTCGGGTGGTGGCGTGTCGGGGTCCGTCTCCGACTCGAAAGGCCTATTCACAGCAAATCGTTCGGGAGCGAGCGCCCAGCAAGCGTACAAGGATGGCGCTTCTCTTGGCAGCAATTCGGCGGCAACAACAGGCTTGCCGAACGCCAGCCTATTCATCTTGGCCCGCAACGTTTCTAGCGCTTCCCCGGATGCGTACACATCCGACCAAGTGTCTGGCGCATCAATCGGTGGAAGCCTGAACTCAACCGAAGTCGCGGCGAAGGACGCCGCTATTCTCGCCTACCTCCAAACTGTGGGAGCCGCCTAAAATGACTGTCCAAGCATGGATCGTAATGGACCAGACTCAGCGCGACGCCGCCGAGGCGCTGAATGACGATGACGTGGCGCTCGGGTCGCGCCAGATCGACAATTCGCTCGCCAACAATCTCGGCTACGGCACGCTTGTCGGCAACTGGGTTGCGCCGGCGCGGCTGCTGAACGATCCCGACTATTCGCGGTGGATAGCGACGCTCGGGGCGTACCCCATCCACGTCATGGATAGCGACACGCTTTTTGCCCCGTCGGGCGACTGATGTCCCTGCGCGTCTCGACTAAGATTGAAGGACTGCGCGAGCTCGATGTGGCACTCGGCGAGTTTAAGAAGTCGACGGCGCGCAACATCCTTAAGCGCACGCTGATGCAGGCGGCGCAGCCAATGGTCGACATGGCGAGCCGGCTGGCGCCGGACGATCCGGCGACGGGACCGCCGGACCTGCATTCTTCGATCATCGCCTCGAGCAAGCTGCGCAATGAGACGGGCAACAAGGAATTCGCCGCGGTGATGCGCGCAGGCGGCACGCGGGCAGAGGCGCGCTCGGCTTTGCTGGCGGCCAAGGCACTCGGTGGAGAGGACAGCTTCGCCATCGTCTATGTCGGGCCGAAGGCGGGCAGCAAGCGCAACGCCATCAAGGCGAACGTGCAGGAATTCGGCAGCGTGAAGCAGGCGGCGCAACCCTATATGCGGCCCGCGTGGGAAGCGTCACAGGGCAGCATCCTTGACGGGATCAAGAACATACTGGCGACCGAGATCGCCAAGGCGACGGCACGCGCACAGGCGCGAGCGCTGAAACTGGCGGCAAAGAAGGGCTGAGATGGAAGCGGACTTGCTCAGCCTGATCCTGTCGGCGTCGGGCGTTACCGATTTGGTCGGCCAGCGTGTGACCTGGGGCGCGCGGCCGCAGGGCGTCGGCAAGCCCGACATTGCGCTGCTGCTCGTCAGTGGCGTGCCCGACTATCACATGCAGGGCGAAAGCGGGCTCGATGCCTCGCTGGTGCAGGTGGACATCCGTTCCGATGCCTCGCTCAAGGCTGCTGGCGACATTCGCGACGCCGTGCGCGCGGTGCTCTCGGGCTATTCTGGCACCCTCGGCAGCACGACATTCTACGGGATTTTCCTCCGCTCGGTTCGGCAGCGTGTCGAGCAAGCCGAAGGCGGGGGTATGGCGTACCTGATCCAGATGGATTGGGACATTCAGAGCCGCGCCGCGGCCTAACTCTCTCCGATCAACATCAACACAAGGAGCCGGCTATGTCGGACCTCACTATTACCGCGGCAAGCGTCGTGAAGGGCGCAAATGCGCGCATCGACCGCAACGGCTTCGCGGGTGAAACCATCACCGCCGGCCAGGCTGTGGTGAAGAACTCATCCGGCTATTGGGTGAAGGCGGACAGCAACCACGCGACCGCCGCGCTCAACGCCGCCACTGGCATCGCGCTCAACGGCGCGTCGCAGTATCAGCCGATCGATGTGCAGACCGATGGCTCGATCACCATCGGCGCGACGCTGACGGCGGGCATTGCCTACTATCTCTCGGACACGGCCGGCGGCATCTGCCCGGTAGCCGATGTGGGCTCGGGCGAAAAGGCCCAGGTCATCGGCATCGCCACCAGCACCACCGTGCTCAAGCTCGGCTTCCTCGCCTCTGGCGTGGCGCTCTAACCCTCAAACCATAGGAGACGGCCATGCCCAGCTCGGCACGTATTGGCTACGGCACTATTCTCAAGAAGGGCGACGGCGGCTCGCCGGAATCCTTCACCGACTACGGCTTCGAGATCAACTCGGTTGACGGGGTCGGCTTTTCCCGCGAGGCCATCGACGCGACGCACATGCAGAGCGCCAGCGGCTACCGCGAGTACGTCGGCGGCCTCAAGACGCAGAGCCCGTTCACTGTCGAGGTCAACTGGGTCGCTACGGGAACCGGCGCAATTCAGACCCTCGTCGAAGCGACTTCGCCGCTGGGCAACTGGCAGATCCTGTTCCCCGACAATTCGTCGGTGACCTTCTCGGCGATGATCACCGAGTTCAAGCTCGGCGGCGAGACCCCGGATGGCAAGCAGACGGCTACTGTCAGCTTCACGCCCTCCGGCGCTCCGACCTGGGCGTAACGGATGCCAAACAGGGAAAAGGGCGAGATCGCCATCACGATCGGGGGCAAGGCGTTCACGCTTTGCTACTCGAACAATGCCATTGCCGAGCTCGAGCAGGTGGCAGACGAGAGCGTGATCGTGATCCTCGCACGCTGGGCCAATGGCGGGCGGCTGTCGCTGCTGCGCCTGATGCTGTGGGGCGGGCTGCGCAAGTTCCATCCCGACCTGTTGCTGATCGATGTTGGCGAACTACTCGACGACACGACGCGGGACGAGGGCAAGCAGATCGGGGAGGGGATTGCTGAGGCAATCCAATTTCGCCTTTCCGCCCTCGGAATCGACCTCGCGCCAAAAGTCGACGGCGAGCCAGCCGCAACTGACGCAGGCTGACGCTCTGGTCGAGTTCATCTCGGCTGGGTTCTCTGAAGACCTGTTCTGGTCGTCGACACCGCGCCAGGTGCATCGGCACATGCTGGCGGCTCGCAAGCGCGATGCCCGAGCGCATAACGAACTGTTCACGGCGCACTATATCGGCGCGCTGCTCCCCAACATGAAGAACCGTCCTCCGCTGCAAAAGCTGCTCGTCGATGCCGACGCGAAGCCCAAGCAGAAGATGGACTGGCGACAGATGAAGGCGGCCCTCGCGGTCGCGCTGCCGAGGAGTTGAGATGGCCGGCGGATTGATCGGATCGCTGCGCGTCGCGCTTGGGCTCGACAGTGCGCAGTTCACCACTGGGCTGGCGAAGGCCCGCGGCGAACTGGGCAGCTTTTCCAGTGCGGCGAAGATCGGCTTTGCGGCCGTCGGCGCGGCGGCGCTGGCGGCGGGCACTGCCCTTGGCGTGGCGGTCAAGCACTCGCTTGACCATGCCGATGCGCTGGGCAAGGCGGCGCAGAAGGCCGGCGTTTCGGTGCAGGCGCTGAGCCGGCTGGAATATGCGGCCCGGCTCTCCGATGTGTCGATGGAAGGCCTCACCGGCTCGCTGACCAAGCTTGGCAAGGCGATGGTCGATGCGACCACCGACAAGACGGGCGCGGCCTCGATTGCCTTCAAGGCGCTGGGCATCGATGTGCGCGACGCATCGGGCAATATCCGCGACAGCAATGCGGTGTTCCTCGACATCGCAGATCGCTTTGGTCGCATGGAGGACGGCGCGACCAAGAGCACGCTGGCCATGCAACTGTTCGGCAAGGCCGGCGCCGAACTGATCCCGCTGCTCAACAGCGGGCGCGACGGCCTCAAGCAGATGGCAGATGAAAGCGATCGGGTCGGGTTCACGCTCACCGGGCGTACTACCGCCGCGGCAGAAGCCTTCAACGATACGCTGACGCGGCTGCAGCTGGCGACGGACGGCGTGGTCAACAAGATCATGGTCGCGGCGCTGCCGGCCCTTCAGGGCCTTGCAAATACGATGACTTCGGCAGGCTTCGCCACCGCTGCCGGCACGATGGCGAACAATATCATCACGGCTATCAATCAGATCATCACGGCAGCCACGGTTGCCACAAATACGATCACCGATTTGAAGAATGTCCTCAACCCGACTGAGGACACGATCCTGAAGCGCATCGCCGATGCAAACGGGATGACGTACGATCCTGGCTCATCGAATATCGAGAACCGAACCAAGCCGGGCTGGCTTAACCAGACACGCAATGACTCGTCGTGGAAAGGCGCATGGGGAAATCTGAAACCCCCGGCTCCAACTGTTACGACCATCGATCTTGCTGCCATAGGCGACGCGGCCAAGTCGGCAAATCAGTTCATCGATCCGTTTCAGGCGCGCATGCAGGAACTGTCGCCGGTCCTTGATCAGCTGCACAATCCGATGTCGACGATGAAGGACGATCTCACCGACCTCGAGACGATGTACAAGAACGGTCGGATCACGGCAGAGGCCTATGGGCAAGCCGTCACGCGCACCTATGCCAATGTCGCGGCCTCTGCATTCGACATGGCCTCCGGCATCACCGGGGCGCTCGCCTCGATGTTCAAGGACAACAAGGCCTTTGCCGTTGCCAATGCC